GACTCATCTAATTGAGGCCCCTCAACCCACTGGTAACTATCAAAAGTACCAATATCACTCTGGTCTTCCTCATGATACTCCAATAGATGAGCCTCCACCAAAGGAAAAGCTCCCGGCCCATGAGGGACTTGAAATAAATTCCGTGTGTCCATAGCCTGGAACCATGCTCCATCTTGAAAAGAAAACCAACGACTTAACGACCCTGTAAATGGCAACGTGAAAGCCAAACCATGATAACCCATTCGAAAAATACCGGCCCGAGAAATGCGCTCGAAAAACTCTTCATGAGCTCCAGTATAATATTGTGAAGCCTCTCCTACTGTTTGGATTAATCCTACAGTTTGATGGACATATTCCAATTCAGCTTGATTCTCTAACACATCGATACGACTAACTTCTGCGGTCACGAACCTAGCTCTTATCTCGTCCGGTGGCAAGAAACTACTTGTTGGCCACCCAAAATGCTCACAACATGCTAAAATATCTTTGTGAATCCTAAGACAAAGGGTTTCTTCGTAATGGCATGCGTTTTCCCAAATTGACATAAAAGTGGAAATACCATGGTCTTGATCAGCCTCCTTTGATATCATCCAACAATTAAAAGTCTTGCAAATTGAGCTAAAATCTAATGGAGCATAATAAAACCCATCTCTCTCCTCAAATCTACGCTTCAAAAATGCTATATCCTCAGGCTTATCAAATTCCTTACCGGGATCGGGGTCTGATTTATCCGCAGGAGTGTATTTAACGCCAATCTTTGCAAGTTCACAATGGATGGTCCAATAATTGAAATTTGTCACGATTATATGAACTGCTATTAAATTGTCATCGCCATATGTCATCATCCGAACCTGAACAAAGAATAATTTTATATCGTTACCAACACCCACCCAAACGTACATAATAAACAAAATATTAACAATGCAATTAACATGCACAGTTAGGGGGTTCCCTGAAGGATTTGTTCCAGCGATACAAAATACATCACCATCAATTATCAGAGTTGGATAAATAGCCTCAGCGGCCCACGATCTGCATGCATTAATCAACTCAGGATCATAATTGCCTGACGATATAATTAAGCCAATAATAACAGCATATGCTGCAGACGTAAAAACTGGAGACATGTTCTGATCAAAATTAGAGTAATCTCCTGCAATAATC